TGGTTCTCTTATTGCATCTGCATCATAATAATATTTTTTATTCTTTGTAATTAACCATATTTTTTCATGTGCTGAAGTTGGTCTATCTCTCACACTTTCAGGCATTGGGTTTGGTTTATGCCAAATAATTTCTGATCTAATCCACCAACCATCATCCTGTAAAGCAATAGCAATTCTATTTGGTATCATCACCAAATCTTTAGGTTTTAAAGATCCTTGAATAGTAGAAAATGGTTTATCTACAAATGCTCTATCATCATAAACACCATTTATTTTACCTTTATTTTTTATTCTATTTTTTTGTAAATTTTTTTTCATGTCTTTAACTTTTGTGCCATTAACTGTTGCAGCATAACTATCACCATAATTTAACCATATTGTAGCTGACTCTTTAAGCTTCGGTTTTAAAACTCTGAAAAGTTCTAAAATATTTTGGATATGTTCTTGATAAGTTGGCTCTAAACCTAATTGCTTATCAATTCTTTTTGCACCACATTTAACACAGTTTTTTTTATCTGATGCTCTATCAGGTCTTTCAATTAATTTATTATTTTTATTATCTACTATCCCATCTGTAATGGTATGTTTACAATCAGGATCACCACCCTCATAAAATGCAGTTCCATAATCTCTTAAACCCCAATAAGGTGGAGAAGTTACAACACAATCAATAGAATTATCATCAAGTTCTTTTATCTTGTCTATGCAATTACCTTGAAGAATTTTTATCATTTATTCCTTTTATTAATTGATTAAATACTGTTGTTCCTGGATTTAGGTTATAATCTTTGAAGCTGCAACCACAAACTAATATAAAAATTATTAAATATTTCATTTTTTATCTTTCCTTAAATTATCTAATTGTTTTATTCTTTTTTCGTATTGCTCCAATGTTTCACCAGAAAAATATTTGAAC